AGTGCAACTATCGTTGGTGTATCAACAGAATTTTCATTTGAAGAAGATAGTAACTATTTACAGATGCCAAACTCTGTGATAGGTGTTAATAAGTTATTTCATTTTGATGGTGCAAACACAGTTACAAATAATATGTTTAGTGTAAAATATCAGTTGTTCTTAAATGATATTGCTTTCAATCTTGGTTACGCTGGTATCTTAAACTATGCTATGACAAAAAGATATCTAGAAGATATTAACTTTGCACTTACAACAGAGAAACAAATAAGATTTAATCAAAGACAAGATCGATTATACATGGATATGGATTTTTCAGCCATGAGTGTTGATGATTTTCTAGTGATAGATTGTTTTAGAATTATAGATCCAAATGATCATACGGGAGTATATAATGATTACTTTTTAAAGAGATATCTTACTGCATTGATGAAGAGACAATGGGGGCAGAATTTAATTAAGTTTCAGGGTGTTAAATTACCCGGTGGTGTAGAATTAAATGGTAGACAAATATATGAAGATGGACAGAGAGAGTTGGATACCATTAGAGAACAGATGTCAAATACTTACGAGTTACCACCTCTCGATTTCATAGGATAGTGACATGGTTCTCAACCCGTTTTTTCAACAAGGATCAACTAGCGAGCAGAACCTAGTTCAATCTCTCATAAATGAGCAACTCCAAATCTATGGAGTGAATGTTCATTATATGCCAAGAAAATATGCGAACAGTAATACAATAATTAAAGAGGTTATTGAATCTAAGTTTGATGATGCATATCCTATTGAGGCTTACGTTGAATCTTTTGACGGGTACGGAGAAAATCCAACACTTTTATCAAAGTTTGGTATTCAGGCAACAAACGAACTTACTCTGACAATATCAAGAGATAGGTTTGAGACTTACATCTCACCTCTGATGAAAAATGAGGCAGATGTAAGGTTATCAACAAGACCAAAAGAAGGTGATTTAATTTATTTTCCACTAGGTGATCGTTTGTTTGAAATCAAATATGTTGAACACGAACAACCATTCTATCAACTAAAGAAAAATTATGTATATACACTTCGTTGTGAACTATTTCAGTATGAGGATGAAGTCATTGATACTGGTGTTGATGAGATTGATGATACACTTGCAGCAACAGAGGGTGCGGATGGTGAAGATTTCATCATAGGTGGAACACAAGTTCTTACGTTAGTTGGAACTGCATCGAGCGCATCTGCTGTCACCACAGTTGTAAATGGTGGTATTCAATTTATTGATGTCACAAATCGTGGTAGAAAATACACGTTTGCTCCAAGAGTAGCGATATCGTCTGCACCAACAGGTGGTGTCACTGGTATTGCAACTGCTAATCTTCGTGGTGGTATCGTTGTATGTGTTGGTGCTGCTGATCCCGGAAATCAAAAAGCAAGTGTTGTTCAAAGTATTAACTTAGTAAATCCCGGATCAGGATATACAACAGGCCCTGATATACAAATATTTGGTGATGGCGTGGGTGCTGCAGCCACCGCAAATATGGCAAATGGAACAATCGGTATCGTAACAATAACGGGTGGTGGTTCTGGATATACAACCACTCCAACTATTACATTTACAGGATTGTCAACAGTTTCTGCTGCTGCGACTGCAATCGTTTCGACTGCCGGAACAATTAGTGCAATTCATATCACCAACGCAGGTGCTGGTTACACAACACCTCCAACAATTGCGATCGCTCCTCCTGCAGCTAGCGATGCATCTGGTAACTTCCAGTTCAATGAGATAATTACTGGTGGAACAAGTGGTGCAACTGCAAGAGTTCGTGATTGGAACAGTGTTACAAGTGAACTTAAGATATCAAATGTAGAGGGAGTATTCTTGAGAAAAGAGGAGATTACTGGAGGATCATCAGGAGCAGTTCATACGATAAGACTTATTGATCTCACTAATTTTGATGATGGATTTGGTGACAATGATGGATTTGAAACTGAAGCGGATGCAATATTAGACTTCTCAGAGGGTAATCCCTTTGGACAACCATAAATAACTCGGTATAGGTGCAAAAATGTTTGAGTATTTTTACAACGAAATATTTAGAAAGACGATCATCTCTTTTGGTACGTTGTTTAATGATATCTCAATTAAGCATGCAGATTCAGATGGAAATAAAACGGTAACAAAAGTCCCGTTAGCGTATGGGCCAATTGGAAAGTTTTTAGCGAGATTAGAGCAATCACCAAATTTAAATAAATCAGTTGCAATGACATTACCTAGAATGTCATTTGAGTTTACTGGACTAACATATGATCCAACAAGAAAGGTAACTACAACTCAACAAATAACTGTAAAAGATCCTGATAATGATACTCAAACTAAAAAAGTGTTCATGCCTGTCCCTTATAACATGGCATTTGAACTCAACATCATGTGTAAATTAAATGATGATGCTCTACAGATTGTTGAACAAATATTACCATTTTTCCAACCATCGTACAATTTGACTGTAAACTTAGTATCTGAGATAGGAGAGAAAAGAGATATACCAATCGTATTAGAAAATGTTTCTTTTCAAGATGAGTATGAGGGGGACTTTTCATCAAGGAGAGTTTTATATTATACATTAAGATTCACCGCAAAGACATATCTATTTGGCCCTGTCTCCTCTGCTACCCCAGATATTATCAAAGGTGTATCTGTTCGTTATCTTGCTGGAAGTTCAAAGAGCACAGAAAGAGATGTTACATACTCTATTAAACCGAGAGCAATCAAGGATTATACAGGAGATATCGTTACTAATTTAGCTGAAGATATTGACGCTACACAAAGAACATTTAAAGTTGATAGCACTACTAATGTCAAGGATGAATTTTATATTGTTATAGATAATGAAGAGATGTTAGTAAAATCTATCTCATCATCC